TGCGCGTTTATCGTCGATATTTTTGTAAGGCATTTCTTCTTCTATTCTATGAACCCAGATGGAATAACCGTTCCGGTATGATTGATGTGCCACTGAAGCTTGTCCAGATCCGCTACCGGCACATCCTGCGCATTGCACGTGGACTCGCCCCGGTACATGTAGGGCTCATATGCTGGTGTTCCCCATCGGTCCGCTTCCCGAGACTCACAACCAATGACCGATACGTGCGTCAACGTCTGCGATTCCTTGAACGCCTGCTTGGCGCCCTCCGACCAAGCATGGTTTAATTCCGTCCGAGCTATCGTCAGCGCCCGGTTCGCCTGTATCTTTGGCAGCTTTGTCCGAATCATCTTCACCGTATCCACCACGCTCAATTGTTCATTCACCGCAGTCTTAAGAATCGTCTCCAATCGCTTGCGCGTCGTATCGCTAATGTTTGTGATCCGCGATGCCAGTTGCCGCGCTCGCCGCTGAAACGCTGGATTATTTCGCACCTCAGTCGTCTGCGCCAACAACGCCGAGGTCTTGCTGTAACCCTGCGCCAGCGTGGACTGCATCCCTGGCAGAATCTTGGCCGTCACTTTCTCGCCTGTTTCCTTGAGAACCTGATTCAGCACGTCCAGCATCAGGGCCTCATGCGCATGAAGAAATATATCTCCACTCGATAACTCGAATCCCACTTTGACCGAGCGCGTCACAGCCAACGGCGAACGGTTCAAGAACCGTTTCAGCATCTCTTCCATTTGCTCCTTGAAGATCCTGACTGCCACGCGAACGATTTCTGCCTGCTGCTGCCGCTGCGTTATAAGTGCGACCCGGTGCATGGTCATGATCATGGAGTGACCGAAGAGCCTGAAGGTGTGCGCACGCCAGCCGTCCTTGGGAATATGAAGCGCCTTGCCGCCTACCACTCCCAGGAATCGAATGCTATTCAGCCGGTGAACCATTGGCTCGCGGCGGTGCCAAAGAGGTTTGGAGAAACCTTTGCACGATGGCCCGCGTCTGATCCTGCGTCGCGTCCTGATTCCCGATGCCAGCTAACTCGAACGGCACGAGACCAGCATTGATGAAGTGCTGATCAAAAAGCGGATCGTCGATTCGCTCCAGCCCGAGAAGTTCCCGGATATCATTCGGCGATGCCACGCCACGATCAAACCATGGCACATAATTTGTCGTGATGTTCTCAACATCAATCAGGCCAGCCAACTCGAATGCCAACGTCAAGTTCTGGCCGAAACCATTAACCAAATCGCTTTGAAGCGTGTCGCTGAGGATCTTGATGTTTGGCTTTACCGTGTAGCGTCTAAACCGCAAGTCATCCTGGCGTCCGGTATCCCGATTCGCAGCCTTGTCCAGACCTGCTACCGTCAGCGGAATGCCGTGCAATTGAAATATGCTTTCAAGATTGAACCGGCTCGCCTCCAAGTTCTCCATCTCCTGCGCCGTCATGCCCAATGCATGAAAGCTCCAGTCCCCCGTCAGAAATGCCATCTTGCCGCTGTTATCACTCCCGCCGTATTCCTTTTTCCATCGTGCCTTGACTTGATCAAATGCTACCTGGTCCGTAATGTTCTCCTTGCAGACCAGGATGCCGGCCGGAGAAGCACCATTTTTCCAGAACTGCTGTGACCATTTCGACCGATTGATATTTTCGTGAAACAAATCCTCCGCTGCCTCAATGTCTCCAAGTCCATAATAATCGTTGTCTGGATGCGGATTACGAAAGTGAATCACCTCATTGACTTCATACGGCACGTCCACGCCATTGATACGATACACATAGCCCACGATTCCTTCACGCGGGTCTAGCACGATCTTGACCCGTTTCGGATTCAGCGTGTAAAGCGCACGAGGCCGCTCGCCGTTAGTGTTCGCTTGGTCCTTGGCCCAATAGGAATTCCCGGTCAGTTTGATGTGAAACACGAACTTGTAAAACATCTCCGCGATAGTCTCGAACGGGTTCGGATTCGCCAGTAGCTTGCCGACTTCCGAAACCTCCACTTCTTGGCCTCCCGGACGCATCAGCTTATACGGCGTGTCCATCAATACTTTGCCGATCAGATCACAGGACTTGAAGCTGGCCCATACCTTTTTGCTGCCAACCTTCAGGTAATCTTCATAAGTCGCGAACTTGGATATCTCCAGCCCACGCGCCAGCAACCCTCCAAACATCTCCTCAATGCGTGTGACCTTAGCTCCGCGACGCACCAGAGCCCGGCTTCTGGTTACAAGGGCTTTGAGACGTTCAAACATTGGTTATGTTGTGTCTCAATAAAAACAGCTTCTGTCCAGACAACAAAAAGACCCCGCCGTACAACAGCAGGGTCTTTCACATGAAACGGTTAACCAGATTTATGCGGCTGGCGTGTTCGCTTCAACGGCGGCGGCCAAAGCATTCGTATCTTCGCCGAGCGACGTCGCCAGCGCTTTCATTTCGGCCACCTGCGCAGACGTCGCGCCTCCCGCAAGGGCCGCTGCTACGGCCGCTTCAATCCGCGCCACAATACCATTCAACAATGCGATGGCGCTTTGGTCCACCGCTTTGTTACGCTCCACTTCAGCGCGGAGCTTTTCCAGGGTCTCTACTGCCATATGCTTTTCCTTTGTTTTATTTGTTTTTGTCCACCGCGGCTTGAAGGGCGTCAGTCGATGCCCCCAAATCTTGCGTAGCATCCTTGATAGCTGTCTCTGAATCCGTGCCAAGACCAATGGCTTTGAGCAACCGTGCCTCAACATCAAACAAATCTTTCCGTGTTGCCGTATTCTGATGGCTCTTAAGCCACGCAGTTTGTTCCGCTACATTCGCGGCGAGCTTCGCAATCGCTTCGGCCAGCGTATCCGGTTTGTCAGGTTTTGGCATCCACCACAACATATGCCAACGTTCCCCCCAAGTTGTCAAGTGGTCAAGCCAAGAGAATGGCGCGCCCCTTGGAAAGAATTGCGTAGGCACCTGATACTGCATCAACACAATCATCATGATCCGAGTTCGGAAAGTCGTCGCACTCATCGAAAAATTCTCCATTCCACGGTCCACGGACACAATGAATCAATCCATCATCCAATCGTGAACCCCACATGCTAGCCCGCATTTCTTTTGAGCCCTCTGGTTTATCTTCTTTAACGATGCGATTAGCCATCTGTTTATCAGCTTGAATATCTTGGAAATATCCAAGCTGCGTGCCGTTGGATTCGATGGCGCAAATGACATTCGGCGGATCCACGTCCTGAGCGATGCGAACTATCTCCGGCTTGTTCTTTGGCCACCGGCCACGAAGCCGTTTGATGTCCAGAATATAAAAGTTGCCGACTGCATCTTTGCCAACCTTAGCACCGGCCAAATAATCTGCTCCTTGTTTCTCGGAGAACGCCAAGTCCCATCGGCGCACGATGCTGACCAGTTCCGGCACGGCGGCAAGATCAAGCATCTTCAGCTTGGTGCTATCCAAAAGCATCTCGTCCACGTCGCGCGGGTTACCCATAAACTTTGCATTCCAAGCGCGTGTGCCGATGCCTCTTTTGATCTTTTCAAGCTCATTGACCGGCCACCGCTCAGGCCACAACGCATTGCCGTCCTTATCTGTTGCCGGAAGATGAAGTGTTTCCCACTTCTCACCCTGCCCTGATGCACTAGCCTTCAATAGTCGCCCTGCTAAATCGTCTTTGTGCCACCGAGACATCACCAGCACCATCGCTCCATTCGGTTCCAGTCGATCTCGTAACGTATTCTGATACCACGTCCAGACCGCGTTGCGCTGCGTGCTGCTGAACGCAACCTTTTCATCTGATATCGGATCGTCGATGATAATCAGTTGCCCGCCTTTGCCCGTAATCGCGCCGCCTGTTCCTACCGCGCGGCATGAGGACCGATAGCCGCCCGACAAAAGCCATTCGGATACGCCCGCTACATCATCACGCACGCGCACAGCCGGAAATAGTTCATGATACATCTCATTCGTGATGATCATGTCCCGGACATTACGGCTAAACCCCTCAGACAAACTGATTGTGTGCGTTGCCAGGATTACGCTTTGGTCTGGATGCTGACTGAGATACCACGCTGGGAATTTCTCCGATACAAGCGAACTCTTCCAATGCTTCGGCGGGGTCGTAATAAATAGCCGCTTGATCTCGCCGCGCTCAACAGCTTCGAGCTTGTCAGCTATCTGACGCAAATGCGCCGCCCTGTATTGCTCCACTGCCTTGGGGTCAACTCGCTTGCAGAACTCTATCAGGTCTTCGCGGCAAAGCCTCAGCCTCAGTTCACGCAGCACAGCACGGCGCTCATTCTCCGTTCCGAGTTTCGCCAATTGTGCCGCCAGTGCCATCGCTCACAGTATCTTCCAACGCTCCTATCAAAGCTAGCAGCCGTTTCTTTGGCACGCGCGGCTCTAGTGTCTTGTCTTCGGTCTGAATCGGCCCGCCGTCCGGTCCGCTAATTACTGTCTTTTTCGGCGAGTCCAGTCCGAGCAATTCGTCTTTTCTTTGGCACGCACGAATCTTGTCGCCCGGCTTCGCATCCGCCGCTCGCATCATGGATTCGTAGAACGCTAGCGACTCGCAGCGATGCTGGTCTTTCGACTTGTTCAGCCGCGTCATGAGCCTCGCGCGCGCGCGTGCGGTATATTCGTCAGCCGTCCTCGAATGGATTCCGAACTCCTTCGCCATCGCTGTGTGAATCTCGTGCTTGCGGGCGCCACGTGACAGCAATAGTTCAACGGCTGTAATGCGCCGTTCGACTTCATCGGCATTGGGCTTGAATGACGGCTTTTTGTGGCCCTTCTTGATACGTGGTGGCTTGCTGGGCTTCGGTTTCATGCTTTGCTTTCCAGAAACCGGCCGTGGCCAGCGAGAATCGTCCCATCCTTTATAACTACGACATTGCGGTAAAATCCGTGCTCTTTGATGCTCTGAATCAGATGCTTTAGCTGGTCATCTGAATGCGTGCGATAGTTGCGGGGATGCGGCTTGAGGTCTGTAAGAGAAGCCTGCTCGGTTGCAAAGGTCTTCTTAGCCTTCTCTTTCACGACTCCGCTCCGATGCCAGATGCTCTGAAAGCCTTCTTGACCTCACCCGAAATATACTTCGCTCGATATCGGGCATCCCACTTCAGCCTTACAGCATGCAGCCACTTGCTCCAACGCTTCTGATTCCGCCACGGGTCTTCAGAACAGATCACAACCGGGGGATGCGTGAAGCTCATCACCCAGAGCCAGCACGTTCCGGTGAGCAGAATCTGAAGCCGATCCTTCCATGAGACTTGCCACTTGCTGATGTAACCGTCCTCGTAGCGGCAAGCATGGAGATCGTAACAATCATCCTCCATGCCCTGCGGAGCTTTCAGAACGATATTAGCCTGCTTGAAGTGGACACCTTTCATGCTTTCAGCGCGGCTTTCTGGTTGTCATGAAGCACCTTCAGCAGCCAGTCCATGATTGCCTGCGGTGTCGTCGTGAACGGGCCATCGCTGTCCACTCCATTGGTCAACTCTTCCAGCCTCTTCGTGAACGACTTTTTCAGCGTGGTAAACGCATCCTCAAGGAGCGAATGATCAGAAGATTGCTCCCAAGTATGTTTCGTCTCGCGCTCGCCGTTGTCCTTCTCGGCTTCAGCCTGCTTGCGACGAATCGCATCCGCAGCCAGTCCACCGCGCGGCAATGGTTTCGATGCCGCTTTCATGGCCTTGATGCCGCCGCGCGCAATCTTCTGCTGCTTGGCCTTCGGCAGCTTCGCGATCTTCGCCGCCTCGTGGACCGTCAGCTTGCCGGCCAGCACCGCTTTCTTGACTTTCTTTACCGCCTTCGCTTTTACATTCTTGGCCCGCTTGATAGTCCCCGTGGATGTGCGGCTCATCTTTGCTGCCTGCGCGATGCTTGGATCACGTGATTCTGCGCCCGCTGATATTCCGCCCAACTCCATAAGCATCATCGCCCGTTGCGATTCCGTCAGATGACGCCGATGCACGTTCAGGCTGGCCACAACTTCAGCAGGGTTCTTTGTGTTCAGCGCCTTGAATCGCGGCTTCTGATTCACCCGTTGGCAGGCAAGATACCGATTCCGGCCATCTATGATTTGACCCTTCAGCGTAAGTATCGGCTCTCGTTGCCCATGTGCTTTGATGTCATCGGCCAACTGGCCCAGTTCTGTTTCATCCATCACGGGGAACATCTCACACAAGGGATGAAATTGAATCTTCTTTGGCGCTCGTTCTTTCTTTGCCGTTGCTCTCTTGGTTTTGCTCATTGTCGTTTTACCTTTCGTTTTCGTTTGTTTCACTCCTGACGCTAACCCTCAACTGGATTTGGAGTCAAGTTTGGTTTCCATCCACTCTCCACCCGGCGTTCCTGCTCCCATTGCTTCAGTTGTTCGACCGATGGAACGAAAGCTCTGAGTATCCTTGAGGAGCCGATGTGCGGCATCCAGCCAGGCGCGTTGCCGTCCACACTCCACCGGGTTGCGAGTTTCCTCCTGCTCCCAGACGAAGACCCGTGCCCGACATACCAACATCACCAGTTCGTGAAATGCTCGGTCTTTGTTCATTTTGGCTTTTAGCCCGCCCGGTGATAGACAACCGGGCGGGACTAAACAAGCCGCTGGCCGCTGGCCCAGTAATCCAGCGGTCAGTGCTCCAAAAGTTGCCGCGGTTTCAAGCCCATTTCCGTCAGTCGCTCCAAAATCACCGCGCACGACTCAGGAGAAATTTCAACCGACATCGCAATCCGCTTTGCCAAATGCGCGGCCACGATGGTCGAGCCGCTCCCGCTGAACGCATCCGCAATACGCTCGCCTGGCCTGGAAAACCAGCGGATGAAGAATTCTGGAAGTTCTACGGGCTTGGCCTGCTCGTGATTTTGGCCGCTGTCTTGATTTTGT